CACCTGAATTAGAAGAAACATTATGCAATTTATTTATTGACATACAAGGTCCATATGCTAAGTTTTGTCCAGATGATCGTGTTAATTTTTTGAATTATTATTACACTGTTTATAAATTATGCGAACTACTCGGACAAAATGAATTCTTACCATACTTTGCACTTCTTAAAGATAGAGAGAAAATGATGGAACAAGATGAAATTTGGAAGAAAATTTGTGAGGAATTAGACTGGGAATTTATTCCGACTATTTAAAAATTAAATATTTCAGCATATTTAACATATTACATCTTGTATTCACTTAATGTTTTATTTATATTGTCATAGTTCATTTTATAATTATCAATTATCGTATCAAATTTATTTTTTAATTCATCGCAATTCTCTCCTTTAAAACAAATAAAACCTTTATTGGAATTATTCGAATGCATTATCATTATGTTTTTATTTGGATATTCTTTGTTTAATTTTCTTAATCCATCTATTATATCATCTGCTTTGTATATCAATTCGGGGTTATATTTTTCTAATTGAGAGAGATATAAATCATCTAAAACCTTACTATTTTTTAATTTCCAGCTCATTATATAAAGTTTAATATTTTTGTTTAATATTTATAATCATATTAAATTAATTATTAATATGATTTTTTTGTTTACATAATTTATTCAATTTATTCAATTAAAACATGGGTCTGCTTGCAGGAAACCCAACAAGGTTAGCACCAATACCAAAGCCAGCACCACCACGAGCCGAAACAGCCATGCTAGGCAAATATGTATCAAGAATGCTAAATGTAGCAGCCGCGGTCAAAGCAATTAAAGCAACTTCGTCAAGAGACAAATTGCGTCTGGGAATAGCATAAGCAGCAATCGCAACCATTAAACCTTCTACTAAATATTTAATAAGCCTTTTAAGGAACTCACTTAAATCAAAATAATCACCGAGGTTCATCATTTATATTAATTAATTAGAAAAAAATATATTATTCGTAAAAAAACTTAAAACAATATATAGAATTAAAGTATATAATGTCTAATTCTAAAATGTCTAAAACTTCTAAAGATAATCGCCAGAATAGCGTTGAATATAGATATAATTTAGATGGTTCTGAAAATCCTAAATATGTTGATTTATTAGATGAAGATAAAGCTATCGCCGGACAAAAATTCTGTTGCATTTCATTCGTATCCCCCGAACATATCATTAAACAACGTGAACATTTTTTAATGGAAGAATTTGTTAAAGGATGGGATTTTACTAAATCTATGGAAAAATTTACTCAATTTTTAAATTTTGTTTCTTATAAATACGGATTAAATTTTGAAAGCCTTACTGAAGACTTACAGGCTTTTGTAAAAGAAGAAAAAGAAAACTTAAATAAGTATAATTTGGTAGATGATTATAAGAATTTTCTTGATGCTCGGGAAGATGATTTGGAAAAAACTTTTAATAATCTAAATAATTTCCAGACGAGTACACGTGGTCTAAAAGTTCGAGGATGTTTCCCTACTCAACAAGAAGCAGAATTGAGATGTAAAATGTTGAGAGAATTAGACCCACATCATGATGTATATGTTGGGCCTGTTGGATTGTGGATTCCTTTCCATCCAGAGGCATATAAGACTGGTCGTGTTGAATATTTAGAAGATGAACTCAATCAGTTGATGACTGAAAAGAAGAAGAATGAAGAAAAGGCTAAAGAAGAATTTGACAAGCGTGTAAAGGACGCTAAAGCAAAAGCGATTGAAGAAAATAAAAAGAAAGCAATTGAAAGCGGTAACAAATTGACACAAATACTTAATAAAGATGGTAACTTAGTTAGTGTTAAAGATATGAATACTCAAGAAATGCAACTATTGTCTCAATCTTCTTCTAATGTAACATCTGCTGATATTTGTAGAGAGTTATTTGAAGGTGATAATGTGGTGACTAGTTTGGATGCAGACCATGGTCTAAGCGAACTTACGTTTGATGTTTCTGGTAAAACTGATAATTAAAAATATATAAAAATATATAAAAATATATAAAAATATATAAATATATAAAATTATAATAAACAATTATAATAATATAAAATTTTATTATTATAACATAGAATATAATATACAATAAAAATGACTACAAAAACAAGATGTTCTAATAAAAATTGTATAAAAAAAATAACACTAACTGATTATCCATGTAAATGTAATAAAATATACTGCGTCAACCATAGATTGCCTGAAGAACACGAATGTGATTTTAATTTTAAACAAACATTTGAGGAAATTGAAAAAATTGTTCAAGAATTAAAAGTTATTCCTGAAAAATCTGTAAAAATTTAAATATCATATTATTTTCAGGGTTTTATAAGCAGATTTTTCATTATTCCTAAATTCTTGGAATTATTGCTTTTTCTTTTTTCCCATTTATATATTTATTAAATATTTTTTATTTAACTTATTTTAGTTAAAATTAGTTAAATAAAAAATTGATTTAGAAAAATAATAATAATATATTATAAACATAATATGAGCAAATATACTTGTGAAAAGTGCGGTAAAGAGTTTAAACAAAAGGGACATTACACAAGTCATCTAAATAAGAAAAATCCTTGTGTAAATGAATTAAAAATCAAAGAAATTGTTGATAAGGCGGTTGAAGAAAAACTATCAAATATTATTATTAAACCTGCAATTGAATTAATAATTATAGATGACCATAATGAAAAAACTTCTAAAAACGAACATGAATGTGCAGAAAATTCTAAATCTTCATCTCAAACACCTTTAAAATTTGTTGATTTATTTTGTGGAATTGGTAGTTTTCATTATTCGTTTAATAAATTCGGTTGGAAATGTGTAATGTCTTGTGACATTGATAATGCTGTAAAACAGACATATAAAGAAAATTATAACCAAGAACCATTAGGAGATATTACAAAAATTGAACCAAAGGATATTACACCATTTGATATTTTATGCGCTGGATTTCCTTGTCAACCATTCTCTCAATGTGGTCAACATAAAGGGTTTGATAATGAAAGAGGAACATTATTCTTTAATATTATGAAGTTTGTTAAATTTCATAAACCAAAAATAATTGTTTTAGAAAATGTTCAAGGCCTTTTAGCTCACGATAGTGGAAATACATTTCAAACTATCAAATATCAAATTGAAAGCGAAAATTATATTGTTGGACATAGGATTTTAAAATGTAGTGATTATGGAATACCCCAAATGCGTAAAAGATTATTCATAGTTGGCATTAGGAATGATTTAGAATTTAAAAATAATTTAAACGATATTTTAAATTTCAAAGAATATGAAAAACAAGTATCACTATCTACTTATTTAGAAAAAAATTTTGAAAAAGAACTAGCATATACCATTCGTTGTGGAGGAAAAAAATCACCGATTGATGATAAACATAATTGGGATGGTTATATCGTTGATGGACAGGAATATAGATTAACCATAAATGATTGTTTAAAATTGCAAGGTTTTGATAGTTCATTTAAATTAAAAGGTAATGTAAGGGAGCAATGGAAACAATTAGGTAATACAATTCCAACAATATTTACACAAATTATAGGAAATAATATAAACAAATATATAGTTAAATTAGTTCATTAATCAGGTCTTCAAAACTCAATTTATACTTTCTATCGTCTTTTGACTTTGGAAAACAAGTAATTATTTTTCTTTGTTCAGTTTCTCTAAATCTAACACTTGAAGGGTAATCATTTGATATTGTGAGTAAAATATATTTTGATGGAATGTATGTAAAAGACCAATCATCTTGTGTCCATCTTTCTCTACAAGTAGTCTTACAACTTAAAACTTTATATTCCGTTATTGATTTACCTACTTCAATATTATTTCCAATTACAAAATCAATAATATGATAACATTTACTTTTTTTTTCATTAAATCCAACAATTATACCATCTTTGCCAATAGTAACTTGCTGTTTAAATGGAATATTATGTTTTGTTAATTCTGAAACGACAATATCATTTTCTAAAAAGTCACCATTTCCTTGTATATTACTTTGATGTATTGATATAGATTTATTATACAACTCTATAAGTATTTCATCTTGTAGAGGATAAATTAATTTTAGTTCTTCAATAATTTTTTTTAATTTTATTTGTTTATTTTCTTCAATTTTTTGAATTACATATTTATTGTTAAATTCATTTATAATTATTTCATCATCTTCAATTATTAAATCTATTTTCTTTTTTTCTTGTTTCTTTACCTTTTTTGTCTTT